ACCTGCCTCTTACGAGGCGACACTCCACCATGGATCACTCCCCTGTGAGGAACTTCTGTCTTCACGCGGAAAGCGCCTAGCCATGGCGTTAGTACGAGTGTCGTGCAGCCTCCAGGACCCCCCCTCCCGGGAGAGCCATAGTGGTCTGCGGAACCGGTGAGTACACCGGAATCGCTGGGGTGACCGGGTCCTTTCTTGGAGCAACCCGCTCAATACCCAGAAATTTGGGCGTGCCCCCGCGAGATCACTAGCCGAGTAGTGTTGGGTCGCGAAAGGCCTTGTGGTACTGCCTGATAGGGTGCTTGCGAGTGCCCCGGGAGGTCTCGTAGACCGTGCAACATGAGCACACTTCCTAAACCTCAAAGAAAAACCAAAAGAAACACCATCCGTCGCCCACAGGACGTCAAGTTCCCGGGTGGCGGACAGATCGTTGGTGGAGTATACGTGTTGCCGCGCAGGGGCCCACGATTGGGTGTGCGCGCGACGCGTAAAACTTCTGAACGGTCACAGCCTCGCGGACGACGACAGCCTATCCCCAAGGCGCGTCGGAGCGAAGGCCGGTCCTGGGCTCAGCCCGGGTACCCTTGGCCCCTCTATGGTAACGAGGGCTGCGGGTGGGCAGGGTGGCTCCTGTCCCCACGCGGCTCCCGTCCATCCTGGGGCCCAAATGACCCCCGGCGGAGGTCCCGCAATTTGGGTAAAGTCATCGATACCCTAACGTGCGGATTCGCCGACCTCATGGGGTACATCCCGCTCGTCGGCGCTCCTGTAGGAGGCGTCGCAAGAGCCCTCGCGCATGGCGTGAGGGCCCTTGAAGACGGGATAAATTTCGCAACAGGGAACTTGCCCGGTTGCTCCTTTTCTATCTTCCTTCTTGCTCTGTTCTCTTGCTTAATTCATCCAGCAGCCAGTCTAGAGTGGCGGAATACGTCTGGCCTCTACGTCCTTACCAACGACTGTTCCAATAGCAGTATTGTGTATGAGGCCGATGATGTCATTCTGCACACACCCGGCTGTGTACCTTGTGTCCAGGACGGCAATACATCTACGTGCTGGACCCCAGTGACACCTACAGTGGCAGTCAGGTACGTCGGAGCAACTACTGCTTCGATACGCAGTCATGTGGACCTATTAGTAGGCGCGGCCACGATGTGCTCTGCGCTCTACGTGGGTGATATGTGTGGGGCTGTCTTTCTCGTGGGACAAGCCTTCACGTTCAGACCTCGACGCCATCAAACGGTCCAGACCTGTAACTGCTCGCTGTACCCAGGCCATCTTTCAGGACATCGAATGGCTTGGGATATGATGATGAATTGGTCCCCCGCTGTGGGTATGGTGGTGGCGCATGTCCTGCGTTTACCCCAGACCTTGTTCGACATAATGGCCGGGGCCCATTGGGGCATCTTGGCGGGCCTGGCCTATTACTCCATGCAGGGCAACTGGGCCAAGGTCGCAATCATCATGGTTATGTTCTCAGGGGTCGATGCCCACACATATACCACCGGTGGCACTGCATCTCGTCATACCCAAGCGTTTGCTGGTCTTTTTGACATAGGCCCCCAACAGAAACTGCAGCTGGTCAACACCAATGGCTCGTGGCACATCAACAGTACTGCCCTAAATTGCAATGAGTCCATAAACACCGGGTTTATAGCTGGGTTGTTTTATTACCATAAGTTCAACTCTACTGGATGTCCTCAAAGGCTCAGCAGCTGCAAGCCCATCACTTTCTTCAGGCAGGGATGGGGCCCCTTAACAGATGCTAACATCACCGGTCCTTCTGATGACAGACCATACTGCTGGCACTACGCACCTAGACCTTGTGACATTGTCCCGGCATCAAGTGTCTGCGGCCCTGTGTACTGCTTCACACCATCGCCAGTGGTCGTAGGCACTACTGATGCCAGGGGCGTGCCAACCTACACCTGGGGTGAGAATGAGAAAGATGTGTTCCTGCTGAAGTCCCAGCGGCCTCCCAGTGGTCGGTGGTTTGGGTGCTCGTGGATGAACTCCACGGGGTTTCTCAAGACGTGCGGAGCTCCCCCCTGTAACATCTATGGGGGCGAGGGGAATCCCCACAATGAATCAGATCTTTTCTGCCCCACTGACTGCTTCAGGAAACATCCCGAGACCACGTACAGCCGGTGTGGTGCAGGGCCCTGGTTGACACCTCGTTGCATGGTTGACTACCCATACCGGCTTTGGCATTACCCATGTACAGTCGATTTCAGATTGTTCAAGGTGAGGATGTTTGTGGGTGGGTTTGAACATCGATTTACCGCCGCTTGCAACTGGACCAGGGGGGAGCGCTGCGATATCGAGGATCGTGACCGCAGTGAGCAACATCCGCTGCTGCATTCAACAACTGAGCTTGCTATACTGCCTTGCTCTTTCACGCCCATGCCTGCGCTGTCAACAGGTCTGATACACCTCCACCAAAACATCGTGGATGTCCAATACCTTTATGGCGTTGGATCTGGCATGGTGGGATGGGCGCTGAAATGGGAGTTCGTCATCCTCGTTTTCCTCCTTCTGGCGGACGCACGCGTGTGCGTTGCCCTTTGGCTGATGCTGATGATATCACAGACAGAAGCAGCCTTGGAGAACCTGGTCACGCTGAACGCCGTCGCTGCTGCTGGGACACATGGTATCGGCTGGTACCTGGTAGCTTTTTGCGCGGCGTGGTACGTGCGGGGTAAACTCGTCCCGCTGGTGACCTACAGCCTGACGGGTCTTTGGTCCCTAGCATTGCTCGTCCTCTTGCTCCCCCAACGTGCGTATGCTTGGTCGGGTGAAGACAGCGCCACTCTTGGCGCTGGGGTCTTGGTCCTCTTCGGCTTCTTTACCTTGTCACCCTGGTATAAGCATTGGATCGGCCGCCTCATGTGGTGGAACCAGTACACCATATGCAGATGCGAGTCCGCCCTTCACGTGTGGGTTCCCCCCTTACTCGCACGCGGGAGTAGGGATGGTGTCATCCTGCTAACAAGCCTGCTTTATCCATCCTTAATTTTTGACATCACTAAGCTGCTGATGGCAGTATTGGGCCCATTATACTTAATACAGGCTACCATTACTACCACCCCCTACTTTGTGCGTGCGCATGTACTGGTCCGCCTTTGCATGCTCGTGCGCTCCGTGATAGGGGGGAAATACTTCCAGATGATCATACTGAGCATTGGCAGATGGTTCAACACCTACCTATACGACCACCTAGCGCCAATGCAACACTGGGCCGCTGCTGGTCTCAAAGACCTAGCAGTGGCCACTGAACCTGTAATATTTAGTCCCATGGAAATCAAGGTCATCACCTGGGGTGCGGATACAGCGGCTTGCGGAGATATTCTTTGCGGGCTGCCCGTCTCTGCACGATTAGGCCGTGAGGTGTTGTTGGGACCTGCTGATGACTATCGGGAGATGGGCTGGCGTCTGTTGGCCCCGATTACAGCATACGCCCAGCAAACTAGGGGCCTTCTTGGGACTATTGTGACTAGCTTGACTGGCAGAGACAAGAACGTGGTGACCGGTGAAGTGCAGGTGCTTTCTACGGCTACCCAGACCTTCCTAGGTACAACAGTAGGGGGGGTTATATGGACTGTTTATCATGGAGCAGGTTCGAGAACGCTCGCGGGCGCCAAACATCCCGCGCTCCAAATGTACACAAATGTAGATCAGGACCTCGTTGGGTGGCCAGCCCCTCCAGGGGCCAAGTCTCTTGAACCGTGCGCCTGCGGGTCTTCAGACTTATACTTGGTTACCCGCGATGCCGATGTCATCCCTGCTCGGCGCAGAGGGGACTCCACAGCGAGCTTGCTCAGTCCTAGGCCTCTCGCCTGTCTCAAGGGTTCCTCTGGAGGTCCCGTTATGTGCCCTTCGGGGCATGTTGCGGGGATCTTTAGGGCTGCTGTGTGCACCAGAGGTGTAGCAAAATCCCTACAGTTCATACCAGTGGAAACCCTTAGCACGCAGGCTAGGTCTCCATCTTTCTCTGACAATTCAACTCCTCCTGCTGTTCCACAGAGCTATCAAGTAGGATACCTCCATGCCCCGACCGGCAGCGGTAAGAGCACAAAGGTCCCGGCCGCTTATGTAGCACAAGGATATAATGTCCTCGTACTAAATCCATCGGTGGCGGCCACATTAGGCTTCGGCTCCTTCATGTCGCGTGCCTATGGGATCGACCCCAACATCCGCACTGGGAACCGCACCGTTACAACTGGTGCTAAACTGACCTATTCCACCTACGGTAAGTTTCTCGCGGACGGGGGTTGCTCCGGGGGGGCATATGATGTGATTATCTGTGATGAATGTCATGCCCAAGACGCTACTAGCATATTGGGTATAGGCACGGTCTTAGATCAGGCTGAGACGGCTGGGGTGAGGCTGACGGTTTTAGCGACAGCAACTCCCCCAGGCAGCATCACTGTGCCGCATTCTAACATCGAAGAAGTGGCCCTGGGCTCTGAAGGTGAGATCCCTTTCTACGGTAAGGCTATACCGATAGCCCTGCTCAAGGGGGGGAGGCACCTTATCTTTTGCCATTCCAAGAAAAAATGTGATGAGATAGCGTCCAAACTAAGAGGCATGGGGCTCAACGCTGTAGCATACTATAGGGGTCTCGATGTGTCCGTCATACCAACAACAGGAGACGTCGTAGTTTGCGCTACTGACGCCCTCATGACTGGATTCACCGGGGACTTCGATTCTGTCATAGATTGCAACGTGGCTGTTGAACAGTACGTTGACTTCAGCCTGGACCCCACCTTTTCCATTGAGACCCGCACTGCTCCCCAAGATGCGGTTTCCCGCAGCCAACGTCGCGGCCGAACGGGTCGAGGTAGACTCGGTACGTACCGATATGTCGCCTCCGGTGAAAGACCGTCTGGAATGTTTGACTCGGTCGTCCTCTGTGAGTGCTATGACGCGGGCTGCTCATGGTACGATCTGCAGCCCGCTGAGACCACAGTTAGACTGAGAGCTTACTTGTCCACACCCGGGTTACCCGTCTGCCAAGACCATTTAGACTTTTGGGAGAGCGTCTTCACTGGACTAACTCACATAGATGCCCACTTTCTGTCACAGACTAAGCAGCAGGGACTTAACTTCTCGTACCTAACTGCCTACCAAGCCACTGTGTGCGCCCGCGCGCAGGCTCCTCCCCCAAGTTGGGACGAGATGTGGAAGTGTCTCGTGCGGCTTAAGCCAACACTACATGGACCTACGCCCCTTCTATATCGGCTGGGGCCTGTCCAAAATGAAACCTGCTTGACACACCCCATCACAAAATACCTCATGGCATGCATGTCAGCCGATCTGGAAGTAACCACCAGCACCTGGGTGTTGCTCGGAGGGGTCCTCGCAGCCCTAGCGGCCTACTGCTTGTCAGTCGGCTGCGTTGTGATTGTGGGTCATATTGAGCTGGAGGGCAAGCCAGCACTCGTTCCAGACAAAGAGGTGTTGTATCAACAATACGATGAGATGGAGGAGTGCTCACAAGCTGCCCCATATATCGAACAAGCTCAGGTAATAGCCCACCAGTTCAAGGAAAAAATCCTTGGATTGCTGCAGCGAGCCACCCAGCAACAAGCTGTCATTGAGCCCATAGTAACTACCAACTGGCAAAAGCTTGAGGCCTTCTGGCACAAGCATATGTGGAATTTTGTGAGTGGGATCCAATACCTAGCAGGCCTCTCCACTTTGCCTGGCAACCCTGCTGTGGCGTCTCTTATGGCGTTCACTGCTTCAGTCACCAGTCCCCTGACGACCAACCAAACTATGTTTTTTAACATACTCGGGGGGTGGGTTGCCACCCATTTGGCAGGGCCCCAGAGCTCCTCCGCGTTCGTGGTAAGCGGCTTGGCAGGCGCTGCCATAGGGGGTATAGGCCTGGGCAGGGTCTTGCTTGACATCCTGGCAGGATACGGAGCTGGTGTCTCAGGCGCCTTGGTAGCTTTTAAGATCATGGGAGGAGAATGCCCCACTGCTGAGGACATGGTCAACCTGTTGCCCGCCATACTATCTCCGGGTGCTCTCGTCGTCGGTGTGATATGCGCAGCCATACTGCGCCGACACGTAGGACCTGGGGAGGGAGCGGTACAGTGGATGAACAGGCTCATCGCGTTCGCATCCCGGGGCAACCACGTCTCACCGACGCACTATGTTCCCGAGAGCGATGCTGCGGCAAGGGTCACCGCATTGCTGAGTTCTCTAACTGTCACAAGTCTGCTCCGGCGGTTACACCAGTGGATCAATGAAGACTACCCAAGCCCTTGTAGCGACGATTGGCTACGTACCATCTGGGACTGGGTTTGCTCGGTGTTGGCCGACTTCAAGGCATGGCTCTCTGCTAAGATTATGCCAGCGCTCCCTGGGCTGCCCTTCATTTCCTGTCAAAAGGGATACAAGGGCGTGTGGCGGGGGGACGGTGTGATGTCAACACGCTGTCCTTGCGGGGCAGCAATAACTGGCCATGTGAAGAACGGGTCCATGCGGCTTGCAGGGCCGCGTACATGTGCTAACATGTGGCACGGTACTTTCCCCATCAATGAGTACACCACCGGACCCAGCACACCTTGCCCATCACCCAACTACACTCGCGCACTATGGCGCGTGGCTGCCAACAGCTACGTTGAGGTGCGTCGGGTGGGGGACTTCCATTACATCACGGGGGCCACAGAAGATGAGCTCAAGTGTCCGTGCCAAGTGCCGGCTGCTGAGTTCTTTACTGAAGTGGATGGAGTGAGACTTCACCGCTACGCCCCTCCATGTAAGCCCCTGTTGAGAGATGATATCACTTTCATGGTAGGGTTGCATTCCTACACGATAGGATCTCAACTCCCCTGTGAGCCAGAACCGGATGTCTCTGTGCTGACCTCGATGTTGAGAGACCCTTCCCATATCACCGCCGAGACGGCAGCGCGCCGCCTTGCACGCGGGTCCCCTCCATCAGAGGCAAGCTCATCCGCCAGCCAACTATCAGCTCCGTCGTTGAAGGCCACTTGCCAGACGCATAGGCCTCATCCAGACGCTGAGCTAGTGGACGCCAACTTGTTATGGCGGCAAGAGATGGGCAGCAACATTACACGGGTGGAGTCTGAGACAAAGGTTGTGGTTCTTGATTCGTTCGAGCCTCTGAGAGCCGAAACTGATGACGTCGAGCCCTCGGTGGCTGCAGAGTGTTTCAAGAAACCTCCCAAGTATCCTCCAGCCCTTCCTATCTGGGCTAGACCGGACTACAATCCTCCACTGTTGGACCGCTGGAAAGCACCGGATTATGTACCACCAACTGTCCATGGATGTGCCTTACCACCACGGGGCGCTCCACCGGTGCCTCCCCCTCGGAGGAAAAGGACAATTCAGCTGGACGGCTCTAATGTGTCCGCGGCGCTAGCCGCGCTAGCTGAAAAATCATTCCCGTCCTCGAAACCACAGGAAGAGAATAGCTCATCCTCCGGGGTCGACACACAGTCCAGCACTACTTCCAAGGTGCCCCCTTCTCCGGGAGGGGAGTCCGACTCAGAGTCATGCTCGTCTATGCCTCCTCTCGAGGGAGAGCCGGGCGACCCGGACTTGAGTTGCGACTCTTGGTCCACCGTTAGTGACAGCGAGGAGCAGAGCGTGGTCTGCTGCTCTATGTCGTATTCTTGGACCGGCGCCCTGATAACACCATGTAGTGCTGAGGAAGAGAAACTGCCCATCAGCCCACTCAGCAACTCCCTGTTGAGACATCATAACCTAGTCTATTCAACGTCGTCTAGAAGCGCTTCTCAGCGTCAGAAGAAGGTTACCTTCGATAGACTGCAGGTGCTCGACGACCATTACAAGACTGCATTAAAGGAGGTAAAGGAGCGAGCGTCTAGGGTAAAGGCTCGCATGCTCACCATCGAGGAAGCGTGCGCGCTCGTCCCTCCTCACTCTGCCCGATCGAAGTTCGGGTATAGTGCGAAGGACGTTCGCTCCTTGTCCAGCAGGGCCATTAACCAGATCCGCTCCGTCTGGGAGGACTTGCTGGAAGACACCACAACTCCAATTCCAACCACCATCATGGCGAAGAACGAGGTGTTTTGCGTGGACCCCGCTAAAGGGGGCCGCAAGCCCGCTCGCCTCATTGTGTACCCTGACCTGGGGGTGCGTGTCTGTGAGAAACGCGCCCTGTATGACGTGATACAGAAGTTGTCAATTGAGACGATGGGTCCTGCCTATGGATTCCAATACTCGCCTCAACAGCGGGTCGAACGTCTGCTGAAGATGTGGACCTCAAAGAAAACCCCCTTGGGGTTCTCATATGACACCCGCTGCTTTGACTCAACTGTCACTGAACAGGACATCAGGGTGGAAGAGGAGATATACCAATGCTGTAACCTTGAACCGGAGGCCAGGAAAGTGATCTCCTCCCTCACGGAGCGGCTTTACTGCGGAGGCCCTATGTTCAACAGCAAGGGGGCCCAGTGTGGTTATCGCCGTTGCCGTGCCAGTGGAGTTCTGCCTACCAGCTTCGGCAACACAATCACTTGTTACATCAAGGCCACAGCGGCTGCAAAGGCCGCAAACCTCCGGAACCCGGACTTTCTTGTCTGCGGAGATGATTTGGTCGTGGTGGCTGAGAGTGATGGCGTCGATGAGGATAGAGCAGCCCTGAGAGCCTTCACGGAGGCTATGACCAGGTATTCTGCTCCACCCGGAGATGCTCCACAGGCCACTTACGACCTTGAGCTTATCACATCTTGCTCCTCCAACGTCTCCGTGGCACGGGACGACAAGGGGAGGAGGTACTATTACCTCACCCGTGATGCCACTACTCCCCTAGCCCGTGCGGCTTGGGAAACAGCTCGTCACACTCCAGTTAACTCCTGGTTAGGCAACATCATCATGTACGCGCCTACCATCTGGGTGCGCATGGTGATGATGACACACTTTTTCTCCATACTCCAATCCCAGGAGATACTTGATCGCCCCCTTGACTTTGAAATGTACGGGGCCACTTATTCTGTCACTCCGCTGGATTTACCAGCAATCATTGAAAGACTCCATGGTCTAAGCGCGTTCACGCTCCACAGTTACTCTCCAGTAGAGCTCAATAGGGTCGCGGGGACACTCAGGAAGCTTGGGTGCCCCCCCCTACGGGCTTGGAGACATCGGGCACGAGCAGTGCGCGCCAAGCTTATCGCCCAGGGAGGAAAGGCTAAAATATGCGGCCTTTATCTCTTTAATTGGGCGGTACGCACCAAGACCAACCTCACTCCATTGCCAGCCGCTGGCCAGTTGGATTTGTCCAGCTGGTTTACGGTTGGTGTCGGCGGGAACGACATTTATCACAGCGTGTCGCGTGCCCGAACCCGCCATTTGCTGCTTTGCCTACTCCTACTAACAGTAGGGGTAGGCATCTTTCTCTTGCCAGCTCGATGAGCTGGTAAGATAACACTCCATTTCTTTTTTGTTTTTTTTTTTTTTTTTTTT